GGTTTTGAACAACACTAAGGAACGGCAAAATAACCTCATTGTAAATATGCTCTGGCATCAAAAGAAACTCATCAATAATAATTCTATGAAACCTAAAACCACGCAACTTTGAACCATCACCCAAAGGCAAAGCAATAATTTTAGACTCTCCGATCTCTAGAGTCCACTGGTCGTTTTTCTTTGATTTCTTGGTTATGCATTGCGCTAAAAATGCAGCTTCTGGTTTCCTTGCTATATCCTCAATCTTTTCAAATATCATCTTCGACTGCCTGAACGTGGCAGCCATAATACCTATTTGTACTCCTTGATTAAATATCGCATCCAGGAAGGCATATATAGCAGTACTAAAAGACTTGGACATTCCTCGACTCCATATACCAAGAAAGTAATCCGTTTCCAACATCGACTTGATGGCCAGGTGCTGAAAAGGAAAAAGATCCACTCCAGCTATCAAGTTTGTTGTAAAAGTTACATTATCCCTAAGGAAATTGTGAAGCAGTATCTTTGCGTCTGGCTCATCTAGGTACCCTTTGATCTTCAACATTTCATCGTTGACGTTAATCTCTTTGTCGTTGTTTGCTAGTCTGCCTTCTTCCCAAGTCATTGCTTATCTATAAAGTATTGTAAGTCCGTTTCCCATAATTTTTTACCATATACCAAAAGCTTGGGTATCATTTCCTCTGATTGCTTCCTTCCTCCAGTAAAAATAAATTGACATTTTTTAGCGAATTTATGCATGAGTAATCTCATGTTGTGCCAGATGTACGGAAGGTTTGATTGCCTAGGTCCGTACATATTGTTTTTTATAATCGCTTCTATTGAACTTTCGACTACTATAAAAATATATGCATCAAATTCTTGCGCCCTTTCAAGCTCTCTAGTGAATCTTTTAAACCCTGTAGTCATTGTGCCTTTGAAGTCTGATTCGCTTTTCCTGTCCACGTAAGTATAGTCGTAATGCGGCGCGCCAACAGCGTAATCGCCAAAATCCAACTTCATAGACATGGAGTTGTTAAACTTTAATGGTTGCTGCTCACGAGTGTCTATCAGTATGTTAATATTATCCAATTCTATATTTCTATCAAAAAAACCTTTCATTATATTTTTATCCAATAATGGTTTAATTTTTATATCATTGCATGCTTGCGAATAAGAACCAAAAAAATACTTATACATATCCATTGATGGCAAGTCATGAAGAAGAAGTTCCAGGTGACACGGAGCATATGCCAATTCCTTGACCGTAACGCGCTGCTGAAGGCGTTTCAATATATATTCCTTAACTTCCTCCTTGTCGGCATCTAAAGCCCATTTACGAAGGTTTCCCTGCGACACAAAATCAATATTAAAATAATCATCTTTATTTTTAAATTCTAATAATTCATTAGTTAATTTATCCCGACGCTGATAAATATTAACATAATATTCAGCAAGAGGAATTTTATGCGTCTTGGGAATGTGCAAGTGCAAGCCTCTTTCATTCTTGAAAGATTTATTACATACTTTACATTCACAAGTCATCTATAAACAAAAATAAGCCACTACAAAATGCAGTGACCTATTCCCATACGCAATTAAGCAAAAAAATATATTAAGCAACAACTTCAGTCTCTGCGACTTCAGCTTCACCTGATTCGTTTTCTGCGGCTTCTGCGTCAGCTTTTTCGATGTGTTCAACTAACTTCTCTTTGTCTTCGTCGGACATCTTGTCCAACTCAGTGTTAGCTAATTGAATCGAGTAGCTTTTTGCCGCCTCAATTAGGCCGTTAAGGTTTAACTGATTGAGAATGGAGGTTCCAAGGGTTTCAATCATTTTGTCTCTGATAATTTTATCACTCATAATTATTTAAATTTTATTTTATATTTATTGTTTAGTTTACTTGTTAATTGCTTATTGTTTAACTGTAGTTTTCTTTGTATCTGCTACTGTTTGTATTATATATTGACAAGTAGTATATTTCTATATTAAAGTTTGTATTCTACCTTACCTTCGTCGAGAGACTTGTTTTCCGGCTCTTTGACCTGCTTTATGGAATACGTTGTGATTTCTTCTCCACCAATATCCTGTTCAACTAAATTCTTAGGGCTCACGATTGAGCTAAGAGCTTTAATAATAATGTGGTCCGTTTCACCAACAGGCTTAAAGTCAGCCTCTTTTTCAAAGATTTCTTGGATCTTGGAGTATTCATAGTCGCCAATTAATAATTCAATTTTTTTCATGTTGCATCGTGTTTAGAGATTCCTAGTATTCTTGCTTTCCAGCTATCCATATTATCAAGTCGAGTTACCTCTTCGTCAACTAATTTTTTCTGCATCTCTGCTAATTCCACCATTCGACGTCGTTCGTCCTCAACCTGAAAGTTCTTTACCAGTGAGATTATAGTAGCGTTTTCCTTGCTTTTATTCTTCAATCTCTCTGACCGGTCACCATTTAATTTTTTAATTAATGATTCCATTCTTTTTTCACATTTATCGTATTCATCTGTTTTAGATTTTAATACTTCCGCTAATCTTACTGTCATGTCTTGTTGGTCTTCAACTTCATTAAACATTGTATTTAGCTTTTCAATGTGAGATGATATATTTTTTAAATTAATATAATCAACACAAACATTAATATATAAATTTATTTCATCACTTGTTAAATCTGGTTTGTCCCATGTAGCTCTTATAAACTCTGCCTCGAACAACTCTCTATCTTTCATGTTGCTGTAGTTACTTATAACCTGTATGAATCTTGGCGCCGAAAGACTTTTTATTAAGGATTCAATGCAGTTTGTATCATCATGAGTGAGTTTATCTTCTCTTAGGTCCGCAAAGCAAAATTCGTTAACTTTATTAAGTCCAGTAGACAAAAGCTTGGGTGGGGCATAAACCCTATTGACCGCACTCTCACTATCATGGACGTAAGCTGGTTCATATTCTCTAAGGAAGTCTAATACAGCTACATGTTGTTTCGAGAATCTTTTGACGGACATTTCAGGCCAAATCATCTCTGCTATCTGAAAAGCGCTAAGACCGTTCTTGGCTTGCTGTTTGGCAAACTCAATCTGATGGTCAGTTAATTCAATATCTTCGACCTTGTCCCATGCGCTAGTCTTGTAATCCATGCTCTGCTCTGCAAGAAACTTCTTTACAGCTCGACCTTCTTTACTTCGACCATCAAGGTCTTCGTTTTGAAATACAGCTTTTGTTAAATCTAGTAAATTAGGAGTTTCCTTAAAGTTTTCCCTAATATATTGTTTTTGTTCTTTAGATAATGTTATTTTCATCTCCTAGAAATGCTATACCTTTCTTTTTTAGTATTTTAACAGCTTTGTCTTTTAAGGTTTTCTTCAAATTTTTAATTTGCTTGTATCCCGCTTTTCTTCCAGACTCTGTGCTCTTGAAGCCCATTTGGTCTGCAACTTCTTGATCTGTCAAGTTCTGTATGTAGAGCAAGTGGAAGGCCTTGAACTGCCTTTCATTTAGACAAGCTTTAAGTTCTTTGATTAATTTCTCGGAAGCTGAATTTATATCCATGTCAAGATGATTATCTACGTTTCCATCAATCTCATGAATGTGACTATCTAGAGATAAAGTGATTTTTACATTGTATGCGTGCTTTTTTGTTTTGTCCCATTTTTTGTATAGCGGGCATGTTCTGTCTTGTTGCCCGGATTTAGTGAAGCTGCATAGTTGCATATCTGCATCATTGTTGAAGGGACAGTTTAAGCATGGACGGGCGTAATTACTGTAATGGTTGCGAAGAATGTTCTTCATCTGGTTTGCAATAATTTTATTGAGCCATGGCTTTATTGGGCGTGACTGATCCCATTGATCCCATTTTTTTGCAATATGTGCCCGTATAATTTGCGATACGTCGTCAAAGTCTATCCATGCTACTGAGCTTAAAAACCAATTCCTCTTTCTTTTGATCAGTTCTTTATCTATTACATCATTAAGGTCTTCGTACTTTGCCTTAACTACGGGCTCCTTGAGTTCAGCGTCTTTTGTAGGCTTAGTTGTTGGTGTCTTCTTTTTGGGCGGCATCAATAATATCTTTAAAGTTATGAATTGTATTGCCCGATTTAGTTATCTCGTAGCTCAGTGATGATATATTTGGAACATGATCTATGTCCGTTTCGTCCTCTGATAGGGAGCCTCTAGATTCCTTTCTGGCTTCCATTTGCTCTCTGAAGCTTCCGGCGCTCTTGCGGGCAACAGGCTTCTTGTCCGCTTGTGGCTTGACGCCGCTTGATGCAGTTTTCTCCATAGGAGTTCCGCAGGAAGAACAAAACTTTGGCTTAGCGCCAGAGTACTCGTTTTTTGCTCCGCATTCTGTACAAAATATTGTTTGCATAATACTTGTATTATAAACAAGCAAATGCATTATATCTAATAATTTATATTAAATACCCGGCAATTATCCTTGCCTGCCTGCGCATAAACTCGTTGGTTGTTTTATCAAAACATTTATCTCCACTAGAAGCGCAAGAGTCCATGGCGCATTCGTCTACGTAGCCTTTTACATAGTCTACCCCCAATATGCCAATAACGGTATCGTTTAAAGTCTTTATTGGAACATTATAAATACTTCTGACTCCTTTGTCTTGAGCCATCATCGCAAAAGCGTGATCCGGAGCAGATTTAATATCCGAGTAAGCGAACGATCCTTCGCCAGTTAATTTGTTAATATAATCGTGAAAATTTGAAACAATATGGTTTCTTGAATGTTCATGCTCCCTGCTTATTCCAGGAAGAACCATTTCATGGGTGCAGCTAAACTTCTGCTGGCTTCTCCCGGAAACATAATAACTGCCATTATGAAACTGCATAATATAAGCGCGGTCAGCACCCATTTGGTTCATCAAGTAATCTAGAGCAGTATAAATGTTTTCGTTATTCTGAGTTTCGCTTAGTATTGGGTCTTTTTTTCTCGCTATATCTTTTGCTCTTTTTCTTGAAATTAGTACGCTAGCTATTGTTGCTGAGGCACCGATTATCGCAGATACTATAATATAAATTCCATCCATACTTTTTGTTACACTACTTTTTGTATGTTTTTAATTTAGTGATTATATATTTTAATATTTCACTTCTAAATATGTCATTCTCATTAAACTTAAAGCAATGTATACCTTTTTCTTTACTTACTGGGTCGTTGAATAAGTTGAACATGTCTGAGAATCCGCTTCTGCTGCCGATGTCGCTTTGCATCATATCGCCGCACACAAAGAGCTTTGTGTTTTCTCCTATTCTAGTTGTCATCGTAACGAGCTCCCTGAACGAGAAATTTTGAGACTCATCTGCTACTACAACTTTATTAAACCAACTTGCTCCCCTAAGGAAGTTGATTGGCATGGCTTGTATTCTTCCGTATTTTAAAAGTTCACTCTTTATGCCAGAACCTTTTGGAAGCATCTCTTCGAGCTTGTCCTCTAGTGGAGCCATGTAGGGGTTAATCTTCTCTTCTAGTGAGCCTGGTAGTGCTCCAAGCCCTTTATCTGCACTTTCGATTGCTGTACGAACATATAGTAAGTCCAGTTCTTCGTTTTTTTGCAAATGTCTTAGCGCTGAAAATACAGCCATGTATGTTTTGGTTGCTCCAGCTGGGCCAGAAACAAATATTATCTTGGTATTCTCGTCCATAGATAAATCAAGGAAAACTTTTTGCTTGTCGCTTAGGTTTTTGCCTTTTATTACTATTTTGGTCTTGAATGGGTTTATGTCAAACTCTGGGTCAATATCTTTTGGCGCTTTTTTTCTTGGCATTTATTTAAGGGTTATTGATTAATACTAAATATTACACAGACTTTAGTGTATAATATATTATATATGTCAAATATTTCTAAATACGATATTCTGGAGCTTCTTGCGAAGAAAATGCCTTTTTATGCAGCCACTCAGTGGCTTAAAGCTGAAAATGAAGATCTGGATGGAAATACTCCTTCTGACTATATGAAAGAAGGTAAATTAAAGGAAGTGCATAAAGTGCTCGTTAAAGAATTGGAGGGCAAATAAGATGGCGGGCTGGACTAGTGGATGGGTTAACACAGATGGGGCAACTGCAGTTGCAAATGGAGCCACGCTTAATTTTACCCACAATTTAGGGTCAACTGATTTAATACTTTCTATTTTTTTAGCTGACGACCAAGCAGGCACCAACTCTTTATTTATCGGTAATAATTCCGAGAAAGGTTCATCTGGCACACAAGCGTATGATGCTCAAGTAAACAATTTATCCCCAAACTCTTTGACTGTGCAGCTTGGTAGCGGTGGATATTTTAACTTAACTGCTGCAGGGCAAACAGACACAGGAACTTCTATCAGTTTCGCAACAAAGTTTATCAAAGTAGTAGCAATAGCTGCAATATCGGACCCTGTGCCTGGTGCCGGCGATTTATGCAAAATACTTTCAGAAGATTCGGGCTATCAAATGTTCCGCAATGGATTAACCATACAATGGATGAGTAGCGCTGCGTTTACAGCACAAGACCAGCCGCAATCAGTGAATTTTCCGATAGCTTTTGCTGCAAAACCATTTAAGGTTGTGTCCTCAACCCGCAATCCAGACGGTGCAGGGAATTCTGGAGCTATAATTATAGAAACAACAAATTGGACCAACACCTCTGTCACATTAATGTCTCAAGCCGAAGGGGATACGCCAAGACCTAACAGGCCTTATTTTGCCGATATAATCGCCATAGGTATAGCAGAAGTTACAGATTGCCCAGGCAGCACCGACCCGAATGATCCCAGCGATCCAGAAGGAACAAAGATCAGTCAACTTACTAGCGCCGCCGAATTAAAAGATGATGATTTGTTTGTGATCTCGAAAGAAAACACCGGTGATGGAATATACGATATTTCTCAAAAGATTACTTTGTCTCAGCTTGCAACTTATATCGCAGGAGCAGAGCCGCCGACACCCACTCCTCCCACTCAAGGCATTGTTCATTTTAGCTCTAAAATAATAAGCAATGCTTCCTCTAGCACCGAGTCAAAAGCTTTTGAAGACGATGCGTTTTCAGATATAACCGCTGCAGGGGTTTATGAAATTCAATCGACTTATGCATTTGAATATTACAAACTAGCCACTCTTCAAGGGCCATATCCGTATACCAGGCTTGACCCGAACAGAGCTGGTGATGGTTGGAATAGCTCTAGTGGATTAGGAAAAGCCGCACCAACTGTCGCAAAGCAAGATCTAAAATCCATGGCAATTCCAGCAGGAACAACCGTTAAGTTCTCCCTGGACTGGACTCACTTAGGCGCAACTTACGTTCATCATCAATACACCAGAGAAGATTTAATATTTTTCGAAATCACTGGTCCAGCCTTAATAGTTGATCTATCTCCGGGCGAGCAGCTTCCAGACGCTTCCTCCGGTACACACCTAGCAAGCATGGGTATAACCCAAGGAAAAGTTTATAATTGGTACAATATATTGCCATATCCCGACACTGATGGCTCACCGAATCGTTCGTATGCGACAATATTCGATAAAGGAACATTCTCGGAACAACGAACCGACACAGGTACCGCATCTCAAGCAGCAAGTATAAATAGCCTTTATTTTAATGTGGGTACTCAATGGAATTCATTAGTATCTCAAGAGCTCTTCTTTAGAGATTTCACTAGAGCAACTATAGATTCGTTATTTAAATTGCCAGCTACCACCGCTAATGGGGTCGCAATTGACCAAAGAACTCTACGCAACATGCCCTATACGTCAACTTTGATTATAGAGTAGACCCTATTTTATTTTATTATACCAATACTTCGAGCTTTGACGCAGTGCGTCATTTGATTCTCTTACATACTCTAAAGCGGAAATAGCTAGCTCGAGCTTTTGTTCAATAAATGAAGAGTCGCATTCGTCTATTACTTCTTTTATTATTTCCTCAATAAAGTCTATATAGGGACAAGTATTTGTCGGTATTTCTGGCGCTGATTGTTTTAGTTTACTTAATTTGTTGATGTCCATACTTTATGGTACACATCAAAAAAAACAACAGTTTTACTTTTTCTTATCCTTGTAGCCTGAATCAGAAACTGGTACGCATTTGCCGTCTTTCTCGACATATCCTTCGTTGCACTCTGGAGGATAACCAGCTTTTTCGTCAGCTTTCGATTTTTTCTTTTTATCTAAAATACTTTTCTTTATAGCGTCAGGAAGTTTTTTTTCTTTGTCTGTTAGTTTTTCTTCTTTTTTGTCGTCCTTCTTGTCGTCTTTTTCAGCCTTAGATTTGTCCTTCTTTGGTTTTTGGGCTTTTTCGTAAGCGTCTTTCTTTGGGCGATCTTTATCGCCAGGTTTTGCAGGTTTATAATCTTTACCTTCGCGTTTTTTCTTTTTGCGGATATTGTCCCAAAGACCTTGCTTGCTTTCGGATTCGTCTAAAAACTCTTCTTCTGATTCTTCTTCTCCTTTTGTTACTTTCGTGACGCTCTTCTTGCTCCACATTTTGCAACTCCAGTATTTTGCCTTAGTTTTTGGCCCGGGATTATCGCATCCATGACGTGCGCGAAAACTTTTACGACGAGCAGGATCATCACGCTTGATTTCCATGTTTGGATCGCCGAAATTAACTTTAACGACATTACCTTTTTCATTCTTAACGTATACCGAGAACTTCTTCGGGCCGCCAGATGTACGAAATGGCTTGTTGAGCTTTTTGCCTTTTTTCTCTTCTGCCGCCCAAGCTTCTTGCGTTACTTCTTCTTCTGTACCTTCCGCCTCTTTAAGTTGGGCGCGAATAGCATCACTAAAATCAAGTTCGTTATTTCTATCGTTCATGTATTATATATTACACGAATTTACCTGTTATTTCTATTTCGGCGCTAGAGAATTAACTGTTTTTTTATATTTACCCTTTTACAAAATAGGCCCCCCGATTTTTTTTCGATTTGCATTTTTTTGGGTTTTTTCTTTGTTTTGATTAATTATGGGTTTTTTATATTTGGTTTTTTGGTTTTGTTCACTTCGGATTTTTTTGTACTTGCTATTATTTGAAAATGTAAATTATTAAAAATGAGAATGAAAAACACCACCCCCCGCAACTTGCTGGTACTCAACGACTTATGAAAATTCAATTAACTACCCACCCCGGCGGTAGATTTGTGCAATAAAATAATCGAAAGGTAATTGCAAATAACTAAAGAAAAAGTTTGCATAAACTGAATAAATAGCTTACATTATACTTATGAAATTAATACTAGAAGATTGCGAAGACTTAAATAATAACGACACCTTTGAAGGTACATTTTACTATGGTGACGACACCGTAATTGCCATAATAAGCATGGATTGGCTAATTGACTTTCAAGAAAATGCTTTAGAGCAAATCAATGCCGTCGTCTTGTCAGCACATCAATATGATGAAAACGATCAACCTACTAAATTGACTATAACAAACGAAGAAATTGAAAACTTCATTGAGAATGATATGTTTGATTGGGTTGATAATTACCTTCAAGAAAAAGCTTAAATAGTTTGACACAACACCTTTAATCAATTACCTTATATATATGAAAGTTAATAACGGAGCAATCTATCACAGTCAGTCAAACAATAAAGCCGTTCGCGTAGTGCGAGCAAATCAAGCCTTAGCCATAGCGTATGTTAAACACCACAAACAAGACATTGAGTCAGAAGTTTTCTTTACTGACTTGATGCCTGCAACAATCAAACAAGTAAAACAATATCTAGGCAAATAAATATGCTAATAATTTATATAGTAACCTCAATAATCATTGGTCTAGCTTATACAAACAAATAACAACATGAGAAAAGTAACACAACAAATTAAACAAGCATTCAGTCAAGGCACATCCTTAAAGGTGGGCAACACACGCACAGACGGGCAGACCGTTTGGCTACATGGCAACGCTATTGTAAAGCGTGACCCTGACGGCTTGGTTAGGTGGTCGCTTGCAGGATGGAACACGCCCACCACACGCGAACGCGTCAATGGTATAGCCAATGCAAATGTCTGCCAATTCAAATTCGAGCCGGTACTAAATGGTCAAATAATTGACGCATCCGATTGGTTCGCATCGCCTAATAAGTTGCCCGATCCTCTAGTGTTTTAATAGCCCACAAAGTTGACCTATACAACAGCCCACTATGTGGGCTTTTTTGTGACCTATTCCGTCATCGTATAGTGCAATAAATAAGTTGGCACGCTATGTGTACAAGACTTTCGTAAGTCGTTGATTATCAGGCACTTACGGCGGCCATGCCCGCGTAAGTCGTTGGTATTCAACGACTTATGCAATAAACAAAATAAATGAAAATAAATCGCCAAATAGCTTGACATTACGCACATATGCCCCTATGTTATATATATGATAACAATTACATTAAACAAAAACTTCACCAAATGGCTCAACATTACTAT